GAACACGTTATTAACGCTCCTAAAGTAAAAGAAAGTAAAGTAAAGTTAAATAAAGTAAATATTAGTTTAGAAGAAATGCTTTCTTCACACACTTCAGAACTTGGGATTGAATACGAAAATTTCTTTTCTTACTGGTCAGAGAAAAATAGCAAAGGAGATCAGCGATGGGAATGCGAAAAGTTTTTTGATATTAGCAGAAGAATCAAAACCTGGATGAATAACAAATCTAAATTTAAAACTAATGGAACTAACAACAACGAACCGAAACTTGGCACAAGTGCAGCCAGAATGGAGGCCATCAACAATTGGTAATGCGGAGGCTAATATCATACTTCAAGCACAGAGCCACCAAACCTTGCGTTTAAGACACGAAGAAGACATAAAGCAGGTATTGAGATATGCGATGGTATTAGTAGGGCTTAGAGGGCAAAATATGCCAAGCGATGAAGAAAAATTTGTACTGCTTAATTTCATCAGAACAAACTTTGGAAACTTAACTCCAGAAGAAATCAGACTGGCTTTTGAATTAGCAATGGCTGGAAAGTTTAGCATTGATGCTAAGTGCTACGAAAATTTCTCTTGTGAATATTTTGGCAGGATCATGAAGGCATACATTGAATACTCCAGGCAGGAAACAAAATCGGTTAAGAAAGAACCAGAGGTAGTCTCCCCTCCACCTACAGATCAGCAGATCAGATCAATGGCAATTGAAACTATTAATTTCTATGCTGATAAACTAAAGGAAAGCAAAGAGGCTAAGAAAGAATTTACCTGGATTGCTGGAGGTTTGCACGAGCTGTACAAGATGCTGATCAGATTTGAGATCCAAACTATTTCAAAAGAAGAAATGCTGGAGATCTGGAAGAAATCAGAAAAAATAAAAGATGATGAAGAAAGAAAGAACTATTGCAGAATGCAATCGTATATTCTACTGGCAAATCAACTGGCAGACTTTGAAGCTCGAATAGATGAAGATGGGAAAATCAAACCTTTAGAAAATGACAACGGAACGTTTTAAAAAGAATTTGCAGATGATGATTGTTCAGAGAATGCAAGAAAGAAAATTGACAAACCAAGATTTAGCACTGGCAATGGATGTCACACTTACTTGTGTCAGACAATGGGTAAGAGGTAAGCACACCTTATGCTTTGAATTAGGTTTGCAGGTTTGTGATTATTTGGATATTGATGTAAAAGAATTATCATGATCATAATCAAAGGCCAAGTGCCAAGCAAATCAAACGGATACAGAATAGGTAATAATCGCCTATACAAATCCATTCCATTAAAAGAATATGAATTCAGTTTTGAATGGCAAATCAGAAAGCATAAAAGCCAGATCATCGCAGAACCATTTGAGATCTGGATTGATGTTTACTTCCAGTCTAATAGATCTGATTTGGACAATGCAGCAAAGGTAATTCTGGACTGTTTGCAAAGCTCTGGGATGATTGCAAATGACAGACTTTGTTTTATCCTGGTTATGAGAAAGCATATTGATAAATTAAATCCACGAATTGAATTTGAGATTAAGGTTATGTCCTGATTTTTACAAAAAATATTAAGGTTATATCCTTACAGATATAAAAAGAGCGGATTGAGTTAAATTATATTATAAAACATATAAATACAATGGAAAATAAACAAACTGCAATAGAATTTGCAGAAGATCAATTGTCTAAATTAAATTCGGCAGTTATTAATATGGAAATAACAACTGAAGAATATCATAAACAAAGGATATCATTATGGCAAAGAGCCAAAATAATAGATAAAGATCAAAGCAGAAAAGATTATTATGGTGGTGTAAGAGATGAGATGCAAAATATAGGAAGAGACTTTGAAGATTATTATAAAGAAGCCTATGGCAACCAATAAAATGCCCACTAAAAATATAAAGCCTACAAGATTGCAAGCTATCGAATGGATAGACAACCAATTGCTTGAGCCTACTGTAAGATTTATGATCAAGCCAGGGCATTACATCAATGACCTAAATGAATGCCTTAGAACGCAAAAGACTAGAATGCTTTTTGCAGATGAAATGGAAGCATCCCTGGCATATCGAAGAGCCAAAGAAATTAAAGACTATTTAAACCTAAAAAAATGAAACTTACAGTTAAAGACAAAGATAAGGCATTGATGTACTTTTCACTTTGCCAGGCATTGATCCAAGTGATCGAAGATGACTGGAGAGGAAACCCAGCCAATAAGCAAAAGATTAAGCAGATCACAAACCAGCAACTGGCAGAACTGCAAAAGGTGATAGAGATTCTTTTGCCTAAAGGAGAAACCAGTGTTGAAGGAATGACAGCAGTGGAACAGTTTACAGATGCTACTGAATCAATGCTAAATTTTTATAAACTTGGAGTAAAGATGTCCAGGATTGATGAAGTAAGAAGGGAAGGTTTAAGTATCCAGATGAATATCTTATTAAAAAATTACGGAATTGATTTGGATAATTAAAAAAAATATTTTAATATTTGTAAAGATTTGGCGATTAAATATTCCCGAACTCAAATAAAAGATCTTAGTGGCTTTGTTCGGTTTACCCACGGTACAAGTTTGATCAACTCATGGCCTCTCCCAATCCACGAAACCATTTAGTAGTTTAAAAAAATGATTTTAAACAAAAATACTTTTTGGGTAGAATCCCACCAAGCATAGTGCAAATGGTAGGTTGGCAGATCGGAATAGACGATCATATTTTAAAACTAAACAAATAAGAACATGAAAAATAATAACCTTGTACCAGAGAGATTAAAGCACTTGATTAACAATGATGATTTGGCATTCAGTGATAATGTGGATCAACCACTGCACTACTCTGGTAATCAAATGCAAGCCATTGATGCAATTGAAGCATTCGAATTAAATTTCCATTTAGGCAATGCCTTAAAGTACATCGTGAGATGCGATTGGAAAGGAAATAAAAAAGAAGATCTTGAAAAGGCAATTTGGTACATAAATCGTGAAATCAATAACATTGATGGATAATTTAGTCTTGGAATTTTTGCTACTTATTTCTGCTGAATTAGCATATGTTTGCTACATTGGCCACATAGTCTACAAAGAAATAAAGAAAGGCAAATGACACGAAATCAGATAATCTCTGAATTGTATACTTCGAAAGAAATTAGCCAGGCATTGCGCAAGATGCAACCTGCACATCTTCGAAATGAATTGAAACAAGAGATGTTTGTTTCTCTTTGCTCCATCAGCGATGAAAAGTTTTGGCATCTGCACGAAAATAAAGCACTCAAATTCTGGCTTGTAAGATGTATGCTAAACATGATCTATAGCACTGGGATCAACCAGCCATTCTACAAGAACTTTAGACACCAGCACGAAGAACTGTTCACAGATAGGCCAGACATATACACGCAACACGTTACTACTGAAGAGGAACGCAATCACCTAGAAAATCTTTATGATCAATTAGAAGCCAAACGTGCTGGGCTTACCTGGTATGAAAATGAATTGCTGAACACCTGGACTGATTTAAAGTTCAATCAAAAGGAAATATCTAGGAAAACTGGCATACCTTACATGAGCGTAGTTAAAACCATCAGCGTGATTAAACAAAAGCTAAGGGATGAATAAGAAGCCAGAAGAGAAAGCCAGAGAGCTGTTCAATAATTGTCTGTACTTTACTGGAGGTAAGATGATGGCAAGAGAATGTGCCTTGTTCATCTGCCAGAAATTAATTGATCAGTGCAAGCGTATTGATGATAAATGCCACACACTAGACACAATCGAAGAACTTTACAAAATAGATATAACGTAATGATTATTCTTTTAGCAGCCATTTCATTGGCTATCTTCTTTAATATTAATTCACTGCCACAACTTTGGCACATTAATATTAAGCCATTCAATTGCGTTCCATGTCTTTCTACCTGGTGCGCTTTGGTATTTTTATTTATCCCAGAAGTGATGGTAGAGCAAATTGCCATCATGTTTGGATCTGGAGTAATTGGTGCAGTGATCTACAGATTAATTCATAAGCTATGACACAAGAAGACAGAGATTTCCTGGAATTGCACAAGATCAATTTTGAAGCGATAGAGCTAGGGTATACCAGAAATATCCAGTTCAATGATCTAACTACATACACTGAAATATATAAAAGGTATTTAGATCCTAAATTCTTTCTGAATGCCTGGTGCGGTGCTTGCGTATTTGATATGCTAAAGCGACTAAATAACTATTATAAAAATCTTAAACCAATTGAGCAACCAAATGTCCAAACTAAGAATCCTAGGGGTAGGAAGTCAAAATAGTGGTGTAACCTACCACAGACTAGCACTGCCATTGTCTATCATGCAAAAGGAATACTGCATGATCACTGATACTGTTACTGAAGAACTACTGCAAGAAAAGCAGTTTAATGTGGTTGTAGTTAACAGATTCCTGGAGGCTATCCCATTAATGACACTACTTGGATGGAGAGCTAAATTCGGGTTTAAATTAGTTGTAGATATTGATGATTACTGGTATCTGTTTGAAAAGCATTTATCAAATTATAATTATAGAAAGCTAGGTGTAACAAAGATTATCCAGGACTACATCAAGTTTGCTGACCTGGTTACAACCACACACCAGCGATTGTATTACGAAATTATTAAGATCAATAAAAACTGCGAGATCTTACCAAACTCATTGCCATTTGATAAGGATCAGTTTACATCTGTAACCATTCCGCATGAAAAGGTAAATGTAATTCATACTGGATCAATCACTCACTATCCAGATATGCAACAGTTAAAGCAACCAATTAAAGAGCTTGCAAAGTCTAGGGTTTTCAGAGACACAGCCAAGATGGTTTTGTGCGGATTCCATGAGGCCAATGCCTGGCACTGGAAAGAGATGATGGATCTTTATACCTGCGAAGGGAAACTAGATTACGAAATCTTAAACGCACTGCCAGTTGATAAGTACATGAATTTTTATAATGAAGCAGATATTCTTTTAGTGCCATTGCTAGACAATAAATTCAATAGGCTTAAATCAAACCTAAAGGCTTTAGAAGCTGGAGCAAAAAGAATCCCTATCATGGCATACAATCGTGCTCCATATGATGACATCCCAACTATCTGCGCAGTGGATAATTGGGAGCGTGACATCAAGAGAATGGTGCATAGTCCACAAATGCGAAAGGATTATGCGGAGGCTAATGCAGGATATGTGCGTGAACATTATGATATTTTCAAATGGAATGAGGTAAGATTTGCTATTTATAATAAACTAACAGAATAGATATGCCAGTAACTTTATGCTCAAACGGAAAATATAGAATCGGATCTGGTGCTTGCATCTATGATTCTGAAGAAAAAGCAAAAAAAGCATTACAAGCAATCCTTTCAAATGGATCATTTAGAGCTGATATAAATAAGGTTTCTATTGACTTTGATGATACGCTTACAACTATGCAAGGCCAGGCATTAGCCAGAAGACTAATAAGCCAGGGGAAAGAGGTTTACATCATTACTAGAAGACAATCTCTTTTGTATAATGCGGTTTATGAGATGGCAGATAAACTAGGGATTCCAAGATCTAAAGTTTACTTTACTAATGGAAGGTACAAGTGGGATCAGATCCAGAGATTAGGCATAGGAACTCATTACGATAACAACCAAACGGAGGTTGATTTGATAAATAAAAATACAGATACCAGGGCATTAAAATTTGCAGCTGAAGATTCATACAATGATTACCCACAAGCAGCAGTAGATAATGCTAAAAGTGCTTTAAAATATGTAGGAGAAAATGGCTGGGGATCATGTGGAACTGATGTAGGTAAGGCAAGAGCGTATCAGTTAGCCAATCGGGAAAATATTAGCAGGGATACAATTGCCAGGATGGCATCATTTAAAAGGCATCAACAATACAAAAATGTTCTTTATGAAGAAGGGTGCGGAGGCTTGATGTGGGATGCCTGGGGAGGAACAGAAGGGATTGAATGGGCAATTAAGAAACTAGAAGAAATTGATAAGACTAAATTCGAAGTAGGTATTCCACATTATACAGCAGATGGAGAAATCTGGACTGGGGAAACCCACAAAGATGCAACTGGAAGACTAATGACTGGAGCAGTTCATTCTGCTGATTCCCAGTATTTGTATCATTACGATGAACTTGCAGAGATTGGTGAAAGAGGTGGGATTGTTGGATCTGATAAAGCACCAAAATCAAAGACTGTAAACAAAGATCCAAAAGGCCAGGGAACTGCTGGAGGCGATGCAAGCGGTAAGAGAGGCGCAGAGGTAACTGCACAGCAAGAGAAAACACTGCAACAAAAAGCAGATGATTTCAATGAACGTGATTCAAATACCAAAAATGGCAGAGCCACACTTGGAGCTTTAAAGTCAGTATTTCAAAGAGGTTTAGGAGCTTATAACACTAGCCACAGTCCATTGGTAAAATCAGCAGAACAGTGGGCATATGCTAGAGTAAATGCGTTTCTGTACCTGCTTAAAAATGGAAGACCAGAGAATCCAAAGTATGACACAGATTTTGATTTACTACCTGGCTCACATCCTAAAGCAAAATAAATGTGCAAGCAACTGAGAAAGAATTTTTTGATTATGAAGTTAGTATTGGAGTTTCCCCACATAATTCCGAATATTGGGCATTAATGACGGCAACTTCCAACATTATAAAAAACTATGCGCATTCAGTTATAGAGATTGGTGCTGGCATGGGAACGCTTGGAGAGATACTAACAAACGAAGGAATCAGCTATTATGGCATTGAGCCAAATGTGCATCACCAGGAATTTGCTAAAAATCGGGGGCTATTATTGCATGGACTTAACGATTATCCAAACCATTGTGAGATGATTGTATCAATCGAAGTGCTAGAGCATTTGACAGATGAGCAGATCAATGAGTATTTGGAAAGCATAGATGCTAAATATTTTTATCTTAGTTCTACTCCTTACACTACCACTCCAGAATTCGATGCCTGGTGGGGACACATCAACATCAAATCTGTTGATGAATGGATTGAATTCTTTGATGAGTACGGATATAAAGTATTACACAAATTAACAGTTCCAACAGATTGGAGCATCTTATTTTTCAAATGAGCAAAGGATATAGAGATATTGATTTAGAGGCGATTGAAGAAATGGCAGAGAAATACATTGATTTCTGCCTAGAATCAACAAAGGAAGTGCCAACTTCTGGTGGTGTGCGGATCATAAAAGAACGGCATCTTCCTACAATTATGTACTTTCTTCTGATCTGGCTACCAAGGCAGGGTGAAAAGTTCTATAAATACAGGCACTATCACAATATCTTGAGAGATGAAAAGCATCCAGCTTATGAAACTACTAAACGCATTGATGAAATCTTTAGAGCTTTAGCTGCTGACATTGTAGCAAACGAAGGCAAAGGAGTATTCTATGCCAAGAATTTGCTTGGATGGACAGACAGAGCCAAGAATGAGGATAAGCAAGAGATTACAATCACTTACGAAACTGGTACAAAGCCAGAATAAATGGGCAAAATCAACCTAAAACTTCCTAAACCACACGAAAAACAATCCGAAATAATAAACTGTTCGGCCAGGTTTATTGTGGTTGATGCTGGAAGAAGGTTTGGAAAGTCAGTGATCTCACAAACAATGGGTATCATGCAGGCAGTAGAAGGCAAATCTGTTGCATACATTACACCAACTTATCAACTTGCAAAGACTTTCTTTAAGGAATTAGCCAGGACATTGCCAGCTGATCTAGTTAGAAAGAATGAATCTGATCTATACTTTGAATTTATCACTGGTGGTGTAATTAGGTTCTTCACTGGAGAAAGATTAGACAATCTAAGGGGTAACAAGTTTCACCTGGTTGTGGTTGATGAAGCAGCATTTATTCCAAACCTAGAAGATGGCTGGAAGCAAGCGATTAGAGCAACGCTGACAGATTACAGAGGTAGGGCAATATTTATCAGCACACCAAGAGGAAACAATTATTTCAAAGCATTACACCTAAAAGGATATTCTGATCCAGGCTGGCAGAGCTTTCATTTCACTTCTTATGATAATCCATTTATTGATCCCAGAGAGATTGATGATGCAAAGCGTGAACTGCCAGAGGTAGTATTTAACCAGGAGTATCTTGGTATGTTTGCAGAAAACGCAGCCAATCCATTTGGATCAAGACAGCTTAATACTTGCGTAGCTCCAATGTCTACTAATCCAGTTAAATGCTACGGAATTGACCTTGCAAAGTATTCTGACTGGACTGTCATAATCGGCCTGGACAATGCAGGATCTGTGGCATATTTCGATAGATTTCAAAATGATTGGGCTAGTACACAGAACAAAATCCGTAATTTACCAAGAGCTCCAATGATAATTGATAGCACTGGTGTAGGTGATCCAATTGTAGAGCAACTGCAAAGGGAAGGAATGGATGTAGAATCTTTTAAATTTACCAGCCAAAGCAAGCAGGAAATTATGCTTGGACTCCAAGTGGCAATTCACCAGGAGAGAATACACTATCCAGAAGGGATCATAAAAGAAGAATTAGAAATATTTGAGTATCAGTATAGTTCACATGGGGTAAAATATTCAGCACCTAGCGGATTCCATGATGATACAGTTTGCGCTTTAGCATTGGCCTGGCGCAAGTTTGACTTTAAAGCTCCGCAGGGTAGGTACAATTTTGCATAATTAGCTATTTATAAATATGACTTGGAAAGATGTAACGGTTTGGCAAATGCAACAGATTGCAAATGTACTAGCCAAAACCAAAGATGAAACTGAATTAGATATTTCAGTGAAGGTGCTTGGGATTCTAACTAATAGAACTGAATCACAAATTGATTCATTGTCATTAGGGGATTTAAGATCTGGATTAAATGCGATAAAATTTATCCATACATCACAGCCAGAGGCAAAACCAGTCAAGTACATTGATGTAAATGGTAAAAGGTATAAATGTATTTATGACATTAAAAAGCTACCATATGCCAGGTACATGGAGACAAAACACTTTGGCAATGATGTGCTTTTGAACCTGCACAAGATTGGAGCTTCAATGGTTATGCCAATGAAAAGAACTTGGCTAGGTTGGAAGTTAGATAAATACGATGCAAGCAAGCATGAAGAATATGCTAATGATATTTTAGAAGCAAAATATGAATCGGTTTATGGATCAGTAGTTTTTTTTTGTCAAGTATACATTCACTCGATAAGCAGTTTGGAGGATTATTTGAAGAACAAAATGCAGAGGGAGGGGATGACATTACAGCAGGCAGAGATAACAATGGCAAATTTATGCAAAGGTTTGGATGGATTTACCAGGCTTCCATCATCGCAGAGCATGAAAAAATAAAACTGGTAGAAGTATATGATTTGCCGACTATACAGTGCTTAAACGCTTTAAGTTATTTAAAAGCTAAGAACGCATATGAAGCAAGTGAAATAAATAGAATAAATGGCAAATAATTCAGTAATAAACTATCCCAATTC